TGCTCTAGCACGATCATTGGGTCTTCCTGTGGCGGCTGCTCCTGCATGGCAGCCTGCTCGGCCTCCAGCTCCGCGTCAGTCTTAATCAAGTCGTCAGGTGCGATGTGCATCGCCTGAATGACCTTGCGTAGCGTCGCTTGCGGCCTAATGGAATCGGCCAGTGCCGGGTGCGCAGCGTATTTGTCCAGTACCGCCATGAGATTGATGGCTTGCTGCTCTCTCAGGAGTAACGCGCTAGTACCTCTGGCGTGAACTTCGTAGTCGCCTTTAATCGCGTCGTCTTCGTGGTACTGCATGTTCCAGTAATAGAAACGTGTGATTAGCGGTTTCGTCACGCGGTCGTCCCAGTCGCGCACTTGGCGTCGGCGATCCGTGTTGCTGGCGTTCATCATCATTGCCATACCGCCCAGTGTGCTAGGCGCTTGGCCTGCGCCCTGCCCTACCTGCGGTGGTAGCCCGGCGGTCTCCGTCAGGAAGTTACGCGCCATCGTGAGAATGTTGCCGACTTCTTGCTGGACAGAAGGGAATGACATGACACTAAACGCAGACCGGACGTCGTTAATGCTCTCATCGGCGTACCACAACTTCCAAGGGCTGATAGTCTCGTCACCGTCAGCAGGCGTGATTGCATGCCGCTTGGCAACAATCTGTGGCCCCGCGGATTTGCTGCTGTTGTCCAGCATCATTCGCCATGCGGTATTTACAATAGCTTGCTCGTTACGGCACAGCCACGGTACGCCAAACCCAAACGGACAAAAGTCATCGACCGCCCAGTTCCACAACGAGTACGGCCAATCTTCAGATTCAAGAGGATTTAAGACGGCCTTTAAAACCTTGCCGCCACAAAACACCACGACGCCGTCAAATTCGTCCAGCGGGTCGTTCTTCGATAGCTTAACGCCCGCTGCGATCAACGCTTCCTTGTCGATAGGGCCGTGGTATGTCCACACTTCGTATCGGTTATCAATGGTTTGGTCAGACCCGCCCGTTAACCTGCGCAGGGAATTGACGTGGCCGTTGTTGGAAAACTGTATATCCTTGGCGTCTTCAAGGAGAACTTTCTTGACGTTCTCCTTTATATAGTTCTTACGCTTCACCAGCCCGCGCATCTGTTTGCGAGTCATATAGCTGCGTTCAAAAATGAACTCAGCCTCGTCAATCGTAGAGCCGCTCAAATCCGGGTAGAAATCCCACGGAGCCACGGCTCGGGTGCGCGGTGAGTCGCTTGTCAGAGGCTCATACGTCACTTTAGGTTTCTTAACGCCTGCGCTGTCCGCTTTCATGGACATCTTGTGACGTGTCGTAGTGAACGATTCTGGGCCTGCTAGGATGCCTGTGCCAAAAATCCCGGCCCAGTGCAGTGCTTTACGGGCCTCCCCTGCGTGATCGCACTGCACAAGCTGGTCATCTATCTCACGCTCCATCGAAATCGCTTTTTCTTTGGCGATTGTCTGCGCCCGAGCGGCAACCTCTGCTGTGGAGATGGGTTCTCCGGTCTCGGCGTCCATCACTTGACCCCCACCTTCCACTTGGGCGGTGGATGAGTCTTTCAGGTCGCCTTCTATCTGGGAGTTTGGAGTGGCAGAGATGCCGTAGTTCTTATCGTCGGTAGGAAACAGCAAGTCGGCTATCTGTGCTACTGACTGGTTCACCATAATGCGCGTGATATTTAAAAACACACTGGATCGTTTGTTGTCCTGCATGGCCTTGAGCGATGAGTCGTCATAGTCGCCAATGTACTGCTGTAAGTCTTGTACCCAACGCTGCTCAATAGTGGCGCGGTTAGCAATAACAGAAGTTAAAGACGTAGACAGGGTGTGACCTAACAGCGATACCGGATCGAGGTCTATCACTTTCTTTTCGTCTATCGGTGATTCCATTAGTAACCTGTGCGCATGTCAGCAACCTTCAAAGGGGCAAACGTATGCCCGCTGTTTTTCTCCCGCGCTATCGCGGTTAAAACCCTCAAGCATAAATACTGCAATGCGTCATGGGGGTGGCTAAATTTGTTTTTGTCTGGCTTCTCTCGGTATCGAGCCTCGCCTGAAACCTGAACGCGGGCGTACTGATAGCCTGCAATGAAGCCGGATTTCAAAATGGTGCAGTGCGCACTCAGCAAGAACGCCGGTTCCCCCTTTGGGGCCAGTCGCATGAGAAAGTGACGTACCGCCTCAAGACGAGGCTCGATAGCGTTAGTAGATGCCGGGACAACCGCCATGCCTGCGCCCCGCATTACCTGAAAACAGCTTACTTCGTCGGTGTCACCCGCCGCGTTGCCCGAAGGGTCGCCGACATAGATGCGGTCATGCTGCGCGTACTTCTGCGCAATCAGCGGCATCATCACCGTAGTAATAAAGTCAGTCAGACCCATGCGGGTTGCCACTAACTCGTCAAGAATACGAAGTTGGCCGTCAACATACTGCCCAAAAATGGCGCTGGGAGTCAGTCCAAAGTCCAATCCTATATAGATAGGGTGTTTTTTGAGCGGCCAAAGGTTTGTCTTGGCGACGTGAACCCTCTCATTGAAGGTTTCGCCGTACACCGGCCTGCCGTCGCGCACGGTCGCGTATTCGTTCAGCACATAGGCGCGTACCCAGTTCGGGTCTTTACCGCCTATGGCGTTATAGTAGTATTCATACCCTCCGGGGAGGTTCTGTATGTTCTCGGCGGCGGGGTTTGGCTCGAAGCCGGTACTCTCGCACCTTGCTTTAGTAATCCCGGTGGTGTCCGGGTTCATCAGCAGGGGTGACCCCGTCTTATACCGCAGTAGCGCGGGCGGTTGTTGGTAAAACGTCCAGCCATCCGGCGGGTTTTGCTCCAACTCCGCGTACCAGTGATCTTCCGCGGGGCTGTTCGTGTCCATCAGGACGCCAGACCAGCTCGGGCCGCCTTCTCGTACCGCTGGATACCGACCTACCCGAGACGTAATCGTGTCGGCAACCGCCTTATCCAGCTCTTTTGCTTCGTTTAAGAACGCGCCGGTCAACTCTAAGCTCAATAACTTGCCTAAGTCTTTCGGTTTGTCCAGCGCGATGAACACAAACTCTGCCATGACCACGGTTTTGTCGGGCAGTGGCAGCGTTAACCGCGCAGTAATAGGAGATTCGTTGATTTTGACTGGGCATATCGAGTCCGGCAGCCAATCTTGAAACGTCTTGAGCGTTGTACTCTTTAACTCGGGGTAAGTTGCTCGGACTAAACCCCATCGTGACTTGCGAATCCCCGATGCGTTCGGAGCTTGCTGTAGTGCTTTCTCCAAAGCCACGTCAATCATCGCACCGACGGACTTCCCCGAACCAATAGGGCCGCGCATTCCGCGAACGAACGAAGTGCGATCCGAATGGAAGCTCTTAAAGGTCGGTGATGCCTTGTAATCAATGTTGACGGGCGGCTGAACGCTCAATCGGCGTCCTCTTCCGTGTCAGGGTCAAGTTCAATCGTAGGCAGCGCGTCAAGTGACACTACCTCGTCTTCGCTAGACTGCGGAATGAGCTGTGGGTCTTCCCCCATAACCAAACTGAGGTTAACGCTAAGTCCAGACACACCTTCAGGAGCATAAAGTTGGAAATGCTTAGATAGCTGGTCAGTAAATCGGGCCGCTGCGCCTAAGTCAGTCTCTTTTACTGACTGCGACGTGAATGTTTTAGTGTCTTTGTCGTACCCCGATTTGATAATAGGGACTACGCCAGTGGACATATCAAGTAAGTCTACGATTTTAGCCAGCAATGAGTCCTTATCTAGTCCCAGCCGCTTCATGCGGGTGGTCATAAGGTGATTCAGAGCGGCTTGAACCGTCGGTTGTGCTATCCACGACATCGCTTTCTTAATCGGCACGTCGCAAATCTTGGCGGCGGCTGCGACATCTAAGGTTGGGTGCGATAGTAGCGCCTCAAAAAACACTCGCTGGGTCGTTGAGAACCTAGCAGTAGGGTTTTGAAACATTGCGTCTTCCATACTGCGTAAATCGTCGAGGGTGACGGGTACGCGGCTGGTTTGAGAGGCTGTTGTGGGTGCTGTCATCGAGGGGGCCATGTTTGTGGTCGCCATTAAAGCTCCAGACTAGCGAAGAGATTACACTTATTGGTTGCGGCGTACAAGCGTAAAGTTGTTTTTATTCCTATCGGTGGAATTTACACG